TAGTCAAAATGCTAAACGGAAACCTCTACGTTCCTGATGCTGGTGGATTAAACGGTGGTTATTCAGACGCTGTATTAACAACATTATCCAAGATAGCTAAGACCAATAATGTAAATACCATACTCGTTGAGTCAAATATGGGTGGTGGTATGTTTGCTGAACTACTAAAACCCTTCCTTCTCCGCTACCACCCCTGTGAAGTACAAGACGTACGCAATACAAAGACTAAAGAATTACGCATAATAGATACCTTAGAACCTGTTATGAACTCTCACAGGCTAATAATAGACCGTAAGGTAGTGGAAAAAGACTATAGATCTAACCCTAATGAAGCTCCAGAAAGAAAATTAAAACTTCAACTCTTCTATCAAATGTCTCGTATAACAAAACATAGAGGTTCTCTAGTGCATGATGACATCCTTGACGCTCTATCAGGTGCAGTAGCCTATTGGACTGAATATATGAACCAGGATGAAGACCGTAATATCAAATCTCGTAAAGATGAATTACTAAGAGTTCACTTAGATAACTGGGGATCCTACCTAAACAACACCGTCACTCAAACTGCACTGGGAATGACACCCACTCAGATAAGTAATTCTAATGGTTCCTCCGATGGATTCATTAATAATTCTTATTAGGTCGTACTTGTAGATAAATAACCCATGAAAGGGGGGGATTATAGGGGGGGATAGCGACCATAGATCCCATAAGTAATTAAAGACCTAAAATAAGCAGACAATAAGCAGTGAACAAGCAGATAAAAGATAGACAACAAGATTAAACAAGTAAATAAGCAGTAAATAAGTATCTAATAGTTGGTAAAATAGACTAACAGCCTACAGCAACCTAAAATAAAATATATAAGATCCCTATAAGACATCTCTGGGCAGTCTATAGGGATCTTATAGATACCTATAGATAACTTTTATAGATAACCATAGACACCTATAGATATCCTTTAGTTACCCTTAGGTATCTTTAAGTAACTTACAGATGTCTTTTAGATCAGGTCTGAAAACTTTTTGGAACAAAAATTTCAGGGGTTTACGCATATATACAAAAACAAAAATCCCCCCTTGTATGTAGACTTTTTGTGCAGAATTAATAGTTAGTCTTTGTAAATAATTGATATAACTAGGTTCTTACTGGACTTATAATCCATTTAGTGGGTATTAAGGGTCTAATTGTTACAAAGTGTTAAGATTTTGTTATTTTATTTTATCGATGCCCACCACTTAGTAATACTGTACACAGTACTAGTTATCTAATAGATACCTAATAGATACCTAATAGATACCTAATAGATACCTAATAGATACCTAATAGATAGCAGTACTAAGTCCCAGTAATTAATTAATCAAATGATTAAAACAACAACAACTTTCAAAGAGAATCTAGAGACTCTTTATAATTCACTAGAACAAAAACAAAGAGAACCTGGTTTAGGTTGTTACTATTGTTTAAAAGAAGATCTAGAGAATAGAGAAGAGATCCAAAATTTTATTATGGATCTCCACAATGAAGAGACTCCCAATGATTGGAGATATGACATCATCCATTCCTTGTTAGAGAATCTTATAGAAGGTTATGACGTTAACAATGAAGATGAAGCTTATGAACACATTGATATTATTTGTGATTCTTTAGTTAATGTTTATAACTATGGGTTGGCTAAGTGGTTATGTGATGACGTATCTAGAGGATACTTTGAAGATCTACCAAGTATTGAGGGATCAGATACAAGTATCTACGGGATAATAATGAAGCGACAGTATGAAGAGATATCTACGATGGCTTCAAAGATTATCAACTATTGCTCTTAGACAATCCCTTAAAGCCTCTGCGGAGGTTTTAAAGGATTCTCTTAATAGAGGATTCTAGTAGTTCTTATATAGTTCTTTAGAGCTATGGAAGGGCTGCGAATAAATGCCCAGAAACTAATTAAAACTATGTCTGCACATTTAACCGATCAAGATTGTATTAATGCTCTTGCTACATTCTGGTATGAATACCACAGCCAGCCAAGGAACGAGAGACCAGGACAAGCACTAGAGAGAGCTTATTTAATTGCACCTGAAGAGCTGTCTTTTAAAAAGGATAACTATAAAAGGACGGAAGATTGGAGGGAGGGTAATAGCTTCAAAGCTAGATCAAGAGCTTCAAGACAGATTGAAGCTTACACGCCCGAATATAAGACCTTGGCTCCTTGTCCTGTTGTATTTAATATCTTGCTACGAGAGAACGAAAGAAGCTTACAAGCTCTTTATTCTGACGATTGGGAGCAACCTATTAAAGACCGTATGTGGCATAACGAGTATGAGTTTAAGAAATCATCAACAGTTACTAAGTGGTTATCAGATAGAGATCCTAAAGGATTGATGATGTTATGGCAGATGCTTCGAGGATGGGAGTATCAGAGCTGTGAGCATTATGAATTTAGAAATTCTGTTGCATATCAGATTAAACAGCAGATTGAATATGGAATCTTAGACACACTTAAGAAAATCCATTGTCCTAATGATGAAGATAAAGTGTGGACTTCTTGGGAGGATCCACAACTAGACTCTCATGTAGTTTGTATATCTGATATGTTTTAAAGCTCTTAGACAATCCTATAGAGCCTCTAAGGAGGTTCTATAGGGTTCTCTCATAAATTGAACCTTAGTAGTTCTTATGTAGTTTTTTAGAGCTATGGAGGAGCTACGAACAACTGCCCAGTAACTAATTATTAATTATGTCTAACGAAACAAAAGACACAAAATGGAATTTCCCTAAATGTATTGTATGTTCAAGAGATCTTGAGTATCTAGTGGATGATTTTAGTAATCGTCTAGCTAGTGAATACGAGATTAGCGGTGTTGATTGGTGTGGTTCAAGAGTGGTTATGCTGTATCACCTTAAAGATGATGCAGAAAAAGCTATTGACATACCCGAAGACTTATTTGAAAGATGCAAAGCTTTTGTAAGCCGTAAACGTAGTCTTAAAAAAAGATTGTTTATTAGGAGGGAAGATCCTGGATTAGGTATCTATATACCTGAGATAGACAATCCTGTAAAAGAATCAGGTGGTATTCCAGACGGTGTTATTCAATTATCTAAGTCTTAATTATGACTAATTCATTAGATGAAAGATACAGTATTAGTCTTGAATACTGTGGATATAAAGAACCACAGTATGTAGCTAGATACTGTGATGAATGGATAGGTTGTAAACCTACCAGGAGTGAAGCTTCAATAGTTGCTTTAGAGCATCGTATGGAGTTCTTAGAGGGGTTAATTAAATGACTAACAACCACCATGAGGAGAGTCTAAAGGCTGCCAGACGTGCAGAGATCGAAAGACTATGGTTTGATAACCAGAATGACGTTAGTGATGACGATCTACTGCAAGCTTATAAGTCTTTAGATGTTAAGGAGGAGGATCTTTAATTATGGATGCTTCTTATGAACAGAATTGTGAATACTATACAAAAGCTTTAGTACTTGCTGTAACTGCACCAACTAAAGAAAAGTGTGAAGAGTGTTCACAAATAGCCGCAAGTATAGGTGAAAGTTTATCTGATAAAGATAAAGAAAAATATAAAATAGCTGCTGAATTAGCTATTGAAATACACCTAACTAAAAACTTTTTAAGCAAGCCTAATTAACTT